TTTAATTGTTTTTGGATTTCAGGATTTCTTGCTTTAAGATATTTGCTTCTTAATTCTTGTAATTGTTTTTCGATTTGGTTAGTTGGAACGTTTTTTAGATCTTTACTGAAAGGGTGCAAAGACATAACATTATGAAAACTGACCTACATAGTGAACATAAACAGTTTGTCCTTTGTCATAGGTGTATGCTTCGAACACTTTTGGATTAGCCGCACTGTCGATTGACACTGGTTGACTGAAGTCTGTTTTTACCGTTCCACCATTTGTTGCAAATGTAACGTTACGAGCACCGCCTGATTGTATTAATTGTATAACAACTTTTTCCATTGAATTGTTATTTTGTGTCCAATCAGTCATTGTAATTGTTAAGTCGCCGCCAACAGTTGCGTATTGGAAGTTTCCGTTTGTAGTGGATAAATTAGCCGCTGATGTAATTGTTCCTATTGAATGTATTTTTGTGAAGTTCTGTTTGAACAACGCACCAGTTATTTCATTGCCTGAAAAGTTATTTGCCGCATTTTTTCTAGCATAGTTAGTAGTAACTTCTGCTATATGAGTTTTTGTAATCGTGAAATTATTTTTGATTGTAGAGAAATTGTCTCTAAAACCTTGGCTGTTGTTGTCTTGTCCAGCAACTGGAAATGTTTGGTCTATACTTGTATCGTCTATTGTGCTCATATTTTTATGTCCTACTGTTATTTATCCTATATATTATAGTGATAGTCAGGAAAGAGTACGTACTGATCCTCATTATTGCCAGTAGTGCCTTCCACAACGTATCTGTCTATTTCAAAATTAATCTGACGTATGTCAAATGTGCTGTTTTTGATTGCTAATCTCACGGATTCTGCTTGTCCTGGCTTACAGAAACAAATTGGTACAGCAGATACGTAACCCAGTGCCGCAAGTGTTCCTGATTGTGCTGTACGCATCCATAAAGGTAACAACGCACCTTCTGTTGAACCTAATGCTTTTACTTTATCACGCATATTACCAATGTTACTGATAAATCTTGTGTAGTCATCAGATGCACTTGCTTTAATTAAATTACTATCAACCTTAATGACTGCGTTCTTAGGTCTGAATCTAAATGGATCTGCTGGACTTTCAGCGACTGACCCAACCAACAGGTCTGGACCACTAACCATATCAACAAATAATTCTCCATTAGGTACGTTGATTAATAATCTTCCTGTACGAGCAAGTATCTCTAAGTCATTTCCAACCGCTCCTATGTTTACTGCCGAGCCTTCTCTTACAAATATTGAGTATGTAGAACCACCAACATTTAATTTTGTTACATCATCAGTCACTTCTAATTGTGTTTGATTTACTCTTACCTTGTTCTGTGGTTGTGCAATTTTAATTGAACTTGCTGTTTGTTTGGTTGTAGAATCTTTAGGGTCAACTATTGTTGCATATACAACTTCATATGCGGCTGTGGTAGTTCCTTCAAAATTTGCTACTGCTGTTTTGATTTCACCAAAGTTAAATCTTCTTCTTTTGTGATTACTTGCAACTGCCGTAACATAATTTGCCACAGTTTTCTTCTCTATACCTGCATACAGCAACATTCTTAAATTTTTTTGTAAGCCAAAGTCTTTGTCTGTTGGTCTATAAATTTTATCTGGATCAAATATATTTGAATCACTGATGAAATCTTTGAAATATGATCTCTGTGATTCTTTTAGTAAAGGTTGAACGTATAAATTTGTGTATTCTTCTGCGCCGCCTATTGTGGTATTAATTGTGAATGTTCTCTCCACAGAACTAAATCCAAATCTGTCTTGTGCTCTTACAGTGAAAGAATAGTTTGCGTCAACAGTGGTTGTGCCACCGTCAAATGTAAACCCTCTACTATCAAAAGCGGTAACGCCTGGCAATGTTCCGTCTGGATTCAATCGTACTTTGCCAATTATCTCACCGTTAATGGTTAATGCAAGTCCTGGAGGAAGTGTTCCGTTTATTAAAATATATTTTAGTCTCGCATCTGGAACGGTGCTTGTTGCTGTTACTCTTAAATGACTCATCAAGTTTGCCTTGATAGTGCCTAAAGCAGTTGCACTCGACCATGTAATTGTGCTGTCCACCTCTCCCAACATCTTTACTGTGAAAGTTTTTGTGGCCTTTGGTTCAGTGTCTGTGCTAGAAAGCAAGAAGTCTTTTGTGTATGTTACTCCTTTGAAAGCCGCTATAGAAATATTCTGTTCATTTACAAATGAATCTGTTAATGGAACGTTCAATACAAGTTTTTCCATAGCAGTCATTGTAGTAATATTTTGTAATGCTGGTTCACCTTCGTTAAGAACTGTTTGTATATCTTCAATTTTGTATTCGTTGTTGCCAATTTTAATAATTCTATTTTTGTATTTGTCTTTGGATATTCTATTGAAAACAAATATTTCATTGTTTGCTCTGTTAATTAGAGTAGGAGCGGTTTTATATGTGCTTGGATTGTATACGTTTCCTGTGTATACTTTTAAATCCGTTGCAGTCATAGTTTGGTTTAAAGTCAATACATCATAATTTGCGTTTGCACCATTCACTCCTATGACAGTGTATTCCACATCATTAATTTTTATTTTTTCTTGTAATAAACTATTCAGATCGTCCAAACCATCCTGCTGTCCTAGTGGTAATTTGTTAATTTTTAATTGATCTGATCCATGTTGTTGATCTTCATAAGGAATAATGTTGACTGTTACAAAATCAACACCAGTTCCTGCTCTTACGGCTGTCACAGTAAATTTATATTCTTTTGTAATCTGAGGTTGATAAGGAACTCTGCCTGCTATCTCACCATTTGAGGAATCTAACGTAGTGCCTTCTGGCAATTCACTGAAAGTTCCGTCCGGATTTGTATTTTCTAAATAATAATTTATTGTTCCTGAAAGTGTGCTTGGATCATATAATTCTAAAAATATTGTAACGTAGTTGTTTGCTCTTTTGAATCCTAAATCTGCTGGAGTCAACCATTGTGGATTTCTTAAATACGTTCCATCTGAAGTGAATACTCCGGAACCAACTTGTAATATTGTGTTGTCTGCTCTTAAAAAGTCATCACCAACAACAAATATTTGAAAAGTCCTAGTTGCAACTGAATCTCCATCTGTTACATTGACCGTGAATGAGTAGAATCTGTTTAATTTTCTTGTTACTCTGTTTTGTGCATTGGCATTGTATAATGCTTGGTAATCTTGTATATCAAAATAGAAACTTTGATTAGCATATGCACCAGGGATACCAAAGTCAAATGGTGCACTTGCATAATCATTTGAATCATAATAACCTGTGCTTGATTGGATATCCAAAGCAAGTATTGGATCTATCACACCAGTAATTCTTCCTGTGGATGACATCGAAAGTCCTGGTGGTAATGATCCTCCACCTTCCAAAATATAATATTCTAAAGTTGTATTCGCACTCAAGTCAGCATCTATGGCTTGTAATTGATAATCTATTCTTGCACTGTCTAAAACAAATAATTGATTGTTGTCACCAATCTTTAATGTGCCTGCGGGTGTTACCCAAGTTGGAGCATCAGGCCCTTGTACGTTTATCGTAAAGGTTCTATCCTGCACTCTAGTATCATGTTTTGCTCTTAAACAAAATTCAAATGTGCTGTTTCTACTTACTTGGAATGGAGAACCAGTTATTGTTGTACCAGATAACCTTAATCCAGGTGGTATTGTACCTGCTATTTTTGTTATTGTGTCTGCGCCTGACACAGGCAAATTAATTGTAGTGGCTACTTTTTCCTGTAAAGTTCCTAAATTATGCCCTGTCTGTACTGTCCATATCGAATGCATAATGATATTTATCGTGGATTAGCAGTGCAGTATGTTTGATTATTAGATAGAACCTATGTCTACTTCTTTGCTGGTAGGAGTGTTTATGGTACCAAAATTAACTTCATTGTCTGCTTCTAGCCATTGCAATATGTTAGATATTTTACCATCCATTGAACCAAAATCGAATCCTACAATACTGTCTATATCACTTGCATCTTTGCCTTTGATTAAACCTTCAAAGTTTGTTGCTGTGATAGTTCCACCATTTGTTATATTTTGATTATTAAGATTTAAAGTTGTAGTTAATTTAGGTGATGTTTCTCTTTCTAATTTAGAATCTATCGTAACGTCTGTTCCTGAACCAGTTGTTGCTACACCCCCTGTCCCTAAAAATCTAGCAACACCTGAAGCATTGATTGGACCAACTGAACCTGCATCAGTTGTGAATAAAATACTTACGATACCTGATGAAGTAATAGTAATTTGATTGTTGCTTGTAGATAAACTGACGTTCGGTCCTGCTTTTAAACTTTTAAATTGTAATTCTTGAGAAGATTTCTGTGCAAATAGACCTGCTGTCGTGGCATCATCGGCTACTAAATTAATTGCAGTCGTGCTTTCAGGTGATCTTGCATATAGTTCCGTAAAGTTATTATTAACTTTAATGAACGCTTCTCTTAGATCATCACCTGTGCCGTCATTTGCAAGTTGTCCAATGTTTATAACTGAATTAGCCATTTTATCTCCTACTTGTATTTATTAGTTTATTCCAAACGGTTTCTGACCTTTTAATGGCAAGTATGCCACTTTAGCCGGTCCACCATGCACACTATTAGTCGTTGTGTAATCGTCATCCTGTCCTGTGTCTAATATTGTGTTTGTAGAGTTGTTTTGAAACCATGTCATCACCTGTCTTGGAGTCCAGTCCGGGTGTGCCTGTAATAAACAAGCCGCCATGCCTGCCATTTGTGGTGATGCCATAGAGGTTCCAGATATTTTGTTTTGTTTAAATGAACTATCGTAATAATAATCATAAGAACCTGAAGGATATGCTCCTATAATATTTTGTCCGCAAGTGTATATGTTAACACCTGGACCTGAATCACTGAAACTTGCTTTTTCGTTGAACGCCGCGTTGCTGTTTGAAAATCCTACTGCACCAACATTGAATCCTGGCTCACCATTTAGATTAGGACTACCACCTGTGTGGTAAAACCAAGTTCCAAAGGAAGTTACAACAAGACTGTTGTTGTAATCTGTGCCTGTAGAAATATCATGCTTCATGCTGTCGTTACCAGCCGCGATGCACACAATTATTCCTGCGTCAGTCAATTGTTTTATATCAGCATCAACACTTGCCACTCTTGCCGGGAAACCATAAATGCTGTTGCCTCTGAACTGTCCATTTATTCCACGTGTTCTTAAATTGCTTCTAGTTGTGTCCGTGTGTGGTGTTCCTCTGTATGTTCCGCTGACTAAATCATACCAAGGTCCACTGGTACCGAAACCAAATCCGTTTGGAGTGGTTGCTGTGTTAAGGAAATAGATATAACCATAACTCATGTTGACCACAGTAGGTCTATTGTTTGTTTTTGCTTGATGCCAACCTAACAATGTGTCATTAGCACTAGCGACTGATATTGTATTGCCGGAATTATCTAATATGGTTTGCGAATAGATATCTGCGTTTTTGGCCCAACCAAACTTTTTGCCAGCCATTGTAGATGCAACGTGTGTGCCGTGCCCATCTACGTCTGTGTAGAAGTTTGTTGGTTGGCTTCCACTTACGCCCGATTCAGTGAACCAATTAATTTCTTTCACTCTGCTTGTTCCATTTGCGTCTTGAAACTCAGGATGTGTTTTGTGTATGCCTGAATCTTGTAATACAACATCAACTCCTGTGCCGTCAAGCACGTAGTCATATGTTCCACCCGGATCACTTGATGATGTTCCGAAAATATTGTTGTCCGCTATATGTCTTAACAGTCCCCAGTTGTCTTGTTGACCTGAATCGCTACCTGCCCTATTGAAGTTTCCTTCTTGTAGAGCCTTTTTTTGAGGCATCATCGGTATTTCAACTGCCTCTATTCTAGAATCTTTTCTTAATTCGTTCGCTTCATGATCGGATAGATGATAGTGTGTGTTACGTTTATTGATTTCTCTTAAATCGTCAACTGGTACTTTGTGATTTGGAATAAATTGTTTTTGATTTTCTTTTGTAAGGTCTTCGTGGACTTCTCTCCAATCAACACCTTCTTTTACTGTAACGATATATTCTTTTTCATCCATGTAACATTAAGAGACAATGGCTCTATCACTGACTCTTCTCCAATTTGTTCCATCATAGAAAGCAGGAATTGACCCACCTGTTTCATCTGTGCAATAAACCATTGCACCCGCTGACGAAGTTAATGAACCCAGTTGTGACACTGTGTAACCTTTTAATTTCATTGGTGCATCATTTATAATTTCACTTGTAGGATCCAATGTAATTGTAGTTGGAGATGAAATAGTGTATGTGCCTGTTAATGTTGATGGTGGGTTAACGCTTTCTGCAATTAAATTTTTAATTGTTAATGTATTTGTTGATGAATTGTATGTGAAATCTGCATCACCGCCAAAGTTTCCAGCATTGTTGAACTGTACCTGTTCATTTACTCCTGCCGCTGTTGCATTGATAGTGATTGTGTCTGTGCCTGAGTTTGCACTCATAGAAATATTGTTACCATTCTCGAGTGTCAATGTATCTTCTGAAGCATCAGCAATCACACTACCACCTGATGGAGATATAGCAATAGTTTTGAATGCATCGTTGACAGATCCACCGCCACCGCCACCTGAACCTGTGTATGCTATTGTAACGACATCACCATTTAATGATGTTGTAATATCTGTTCCACCTTGGATAGTAAGTGTGTCTGTTGCAGTGTTGGCAGTTGTAGTTGCCGCACCGTCCACTTGAATTGTTTGGAAAACATTTTGTACCACATTTGGTGATGAGTTTTCAATTGTTATTTGATCAACGTTAGAACCTGCACCCGTACCACTTGCAGTGATTGTGATTCCTGCTCCACCGTTGATGTATAATATATCGTTTGGATCATCCGCAGTCAACATCTGATTGTTGCCTGGAACACCTACCGCTATGTTACTGAATTCATCACTTTGTCCTGTGCCGGAACCTGTGTATGCGATCGTTAATGTGTCGCCAGTAATGGAAGTTGAAATTCCTGAACCACCTGTAACCGTTAAAGTATCAGTGGCACTGTTTGCAGTTGTTGTACCTGAATCAGCAACGAATGTTTCAAAAAGACTTTGTGTTGATGTGCTGATTGTTAGTGTATCACTTGCCGCATCTGTGGTCACTGTGATTCCATTACCACCTGCAACCGTTAATGTGTCAGTTGTTGTGTCAGCATTGATGCTGGATTGTCCCGCAACAGCAATAGTTCCAAACACGTTTGGTAAAGTCTGTGTGTTGTTAATTGTTAATTCGTCTGAAGTTGCTCTTGTTATTGAAATATTTGTCCCTGGCTTAATCGCTATGTCATCTGTAACGGAATTAGAACCACTTAATCTTATAACTTGGAATCCAAGATTATCAGTTGCGGTTTCTATTGCGTAAGTTGTGTCTGTGTCTGTTGCTGATATTGTTAATTCGTTTGCAACCCTTGTGATGCCTACGTTGGTTCCTTGTTTTAATCCAACATTTTGTACTGCACCCGTGCTGTCAACAAGTTGTAAAGTTTTTGAACTTGAAGTTGCTCCGTCAACAGCATTGAAACTGTAAGTTGTATCTGAGTTAACTGATGTGTTTGTGATTGTTAATCTCTGAGTGCCAGCAACATCTGTGATTGCTGTTGATATTCCTGTGCCTCCAGATACCTGTAATGTGTTGTTCGGTAAAATTGTTACCTGAGTACTGTCATCTCCTGCTATAATTAATCCACCACCAGTCCCTTGCACGAAAGTTGTTCCACCACCTGAACCTATTCTATTTGTTGTGTCTGTAAGTTGACTTATGTCTGTAGGTATAGTAGGTTTGTTTGTTAGTTCTGTGTAGGAACCTGTGAACACATTGCCGCCAAGATTAATATTAGTTGCCGCGATACTTGTAGCACCAACTATGTTACTGCCGCCCAAGTTTAAGGCATCAGTTGTTGGTAACTCTTTTATCTTGTTATCACTTACTACTAAAGGTATCCTATTTGCCATATCCTATCCTACGTTAATGCCGCTATTCTTATTTTAAAAGCCGCAAAGTCGGCACTTGCCGCCACCTCTGTTTTTAATACACTTAATTTTATATATCCTGGTATGTTGCCGTTGACTGCGTCAACCAACACTGTTGAATCGTCTGCAAATACAGAACCTTTTATGTCACCAACTGTGACTCCTACACCGCCTGTCAAGCCATCGACCTTTAGATATAATTCACTAAAATTATCGTTAATTTTATCAAACGCCGTTCTTAATGGTTCACCGTCACCTTTGTTCGCACTCGATCCTATGTTTATTATCTGTTTAGCCATTATAATTTACCTACCACAATTTCTATTTCACCTATTTCGTCGCTGTCGTATTTCTGCAATGCTTTACCAATCACAGTTCCCATTTCTGGATCTTCACTTGCCATTGCAACACCATTGTGATTACTTGTTACCAACATATCACCTTTTCTAATTTTTCCTATAACTTTACAGAACACTCTTCCCATCATTGCAAGTTCCACAGTTGTGTCACCACCTAATGCTGTGTTCATCAAGTACGCAGGTTTTTCTGAAACAACTCCAGCAACCGCTTTGTTCTGTGTGCCAACAGAAATTGTTACCTCGTGTGATCCACCAAACATAAGCACTGTTCCTGGTTCGTATTTGTGATCTGCATCAAATTTTTCTGCCAAGTCAGCATATTGCGCCTGTGTTGCCGTTCCATCGAACACTGTCGCGTACATTGTGTTGAATCTATTTGTAGAGTCACCCATGTTAATATTAGTAGATGCGTTACCGCCTGCACCACCTGGAATTAATCCTTGTGGTGTTGCAATCACAGTTGTTGTACCTGCCGCCACAAAACCTATTTTACCTTCTGTAGAATCATCGTATGGTTGAATGTATGAACTTGTAGGACCGAACACAATACCTGTGAATGATGTGCCTTTTGCTCCATCTTCAATTGTTTTTGCGTAGATGTAATCACTTGCTATTGCAGGAGTGGTGTTGACACCTGAACCTGCATCGTTACTTGTACTTGCTGATGCATCAGCACCACCAAATCCAAATTGATTACCTGTGAAAGTATGAACTGTGTTGGCTGTTGTCGAACCTATAACTTCGTAAGCAACAACGGCACCTTGTGTTGTGATTCTTACTTTGCTTGAATCTACATCAAATGCTTTGTTGCCGTTCAATGCCAATGAAACTAAATCTGCCTGTCCACTTGCATCTGTTTTTACAATACTGTTTGCTTGTCTAGTCTTTGTAACATTTGTGAATGCGTATGCGCCTGCACCAGTTTTGATCAATGCTTCTCCTGGAGTCGCCGCAGAAGCCACTTCTGTACCAAAGTCACCATCAACAATACCACCACCATCTGTCACAACAGAACCGAATGATACCGCAGTGGCATCTCCTGTGCCTGCTGTTGTTCTACCTATTACTTGGAACTGATCTAAATCAGGTAAGTCTGCATAGTCAATACCAGTTGCCGATAATGTGACCCAACCGTTTGTAACTGTGAAGTCACCTGAATCGAAACTTGCCAATCCTAAATCTGCTTGGGTGATACCTGTTGAGTTTGCTCTTGTTGTTGCGGCATTCATTGCCAACTTGCTTTGTTGTATAGCCGCAGACGGACTTACATCCGCATTAATGATTGAACCTGTTGCAATATCAAATGTTAGTTTAGTTGCTGTTGCGTCCCTGTCTGCTGTGATTGTAATATCTGACGATCCTTGTACGACAGCATTTCCTATTGCCGGTATTGCCGTGTCGAACACACTTGCAGTTACTCCACCACCGTTGTCAATTGTATCAACTAAATTAAAGTTCGTTCCACTTGTTAATGTGTAAGTAATTCTTGTTGCAATACCATACACTGGAATACTTGCTTGTACAAAATCTATAATTGTTCCTGTCGCTCCACTGTTTGATCCTGTAATAGTTTGACCTGAACTGAAAGTTCCTCCGTTTGCGGGAGTCGTGTACATGATAAATTTACCATTGTACATCAATAAATTGCCTGCCGCTAATGGTGTAATAAAGTCTGCGTCTCTGTTGTTGCTTATCTGATCAGTTGCGTAGTTTACAGAATCAACATAAGATTTAGTTGCCGCATCTTGATCCGCTCCTGGATCTGCCACATTGTTAATATTGAATCCACCTAAACTTAAAGAATTTGTTGCTGGAGTTGTACCATCTCTTGCTATCGCTCCTGCTCCAATTGGATTTGGAACAACTTGACCTGCATGGTCAAAGTGTAATCTTCTGTTTACGTATCCTCTTACCGCTGACTCAGTTGGCACTGTGTCAGAAGCATTGTCAGTCATCGATGAATCAGAACTGAATTCTGCAACAACAACACCACGTTTGAATCCTATACCATCTAGATTACTTAAAGCAATCGAAGCCGAGAACGTTACCGTTCCTGTACCTTGGTCAACTGTGAAGAACCTACCTACTCTAAAGAAACCATCTTGGTCAGTAGACACGTAGAACACACGTCCCTTGCCAATCTCAACAACTTCATTTGCTTGTACGGGTGCTTGTGGATCTCCGTAAATTACATTTGGATAATTTGTTGTGTTAAATCCACCAGTACCTATGTCTAGGAAGTCGTGTCCTGTTGCTCTCGTAGTCGAAATAGAAACTGTCAATGTTCCTGTTTCGTTGTCAGCCAAGTTTGCTCTTAGGTTTACACTTGTTGACGCTCTATACATCGTGCTATGAATACCTGAACCAACAGGTGTTGGTTGAATGTTGTTCACATCTTGAATTGTGATTGTACCATAAGTTGTTCTGTCTGTGTAACTTGTAATTTTGTGAACTTTTCCGTCCCAACCAAATATCATGTCACCATTATTCAATCTTGTTACGTCACTTGCTTGAGTTAATCTGTCAATCGCAATCGTAACGTCACCAACAGTGGCACCCATTGTGGTTCCTGATCCTGCGTATGTATTGTTTTGTGCCTCAGTCATGTTCACGTTCATCTTGACCGTGTCATATGGTGAATCCATCGTGATCAATGCTTCGTTGGCTCCTAGTGCTGTACCGATTGGATCTGTGTTTCCAAATGCTATTGATCTGTAAATTGCGTCTGTGTATTCATCATACACAATCGCTGTGCTTGGTCTTGTTGGTGTTACGTCATTTACGTTTTCAAATTTAAATGCTCTACTGTTTCTAAATGTAACAGCCTGCATATCTGACAATGCACCTTTTAATCCTGTGCTTGAAGTTGTGTTTGCACCTGCTGTTGACAAGTTTACTTTGTAAACAGTTCCGCTTCTTGTTGCTGGTTGTATAGGCGCATTGGTTGTTTCTATGTTTGATATTTCATATCTGACTAAACCAATCGATCCGCCATGATCAATCTCAACTTCACCTAAGTTAAATGGAATGTATTCTGTGTCAAAAACATATATTGCTGTCGCGTCTGTGTTCTGTGCAAAGTCTGTTGTGCCAGGATTGTAAATTAATCCTGTTTGTGTCATATTATCAGCAAGTGTAATGTTATCTATCAATTCATTTGGATTAGAGCCTTGTGCTTTTAATCCATAATTACCATTTGCAGATGATGAATTCAAAGATCGGATCTGACCACCGTTGTTTGCGAACATACTAACTTCACAATAGTAAGTGAAAGTCGAAACTTGTTCCGATAATGCTCCGTTTGTTACAACAAGTCCGTAACCTAGGTCGTTGACCTGTGTATAATCATTAGCAAGTAATGATCTGTTACCTGCTGTTTGTATTATAATATTGTATGGAGTAGATCCTGTGTAGCCATTGTTACTATTGGAATTACCTGCCAATAAAATTTGTGCTGTACCATTCGCTTGATCGTAGTTCTTAATTGCTGTAACTTGGTATCTTACTCCTGCAATATAGAATGGTGCAGGCAGTTCTGGTTTACGTATGAATAATCCTTGTCCTGCTGTACTTGTTATGTCTAATGTGAACGCATCTACTTTGTTGCTAATAGTTACTTCCTGATTTCCTACGAAACCATCTACGAACATACCACCTCTGAATAATTTTTTATTTTCTACTCTACTGAATGAAGCACCTGTCTGTATGTAAGGTGATTTAGTTAATATCTGTCCTTCTGGATCAAGGACCTGTGCAAATCCACCATGACCTTGAATAGTCATGTTTCTAATTATGGTTGCGTCTCCCATTAAGAACACATCCATATCAGCATTATTTTTCTTCGCACTAGAAGAATTTGTTACATCTGTTAGGTAATGATAACCATAGTTCTGTGATGCAAGTGTCAAACCATCGAAAGTTGTATCTCTGAAGAAGTGTATGCCTGCCCAGATAGATGTGGAAACTCCAGGCGCAGGTCTAACAATAGTTCTTCTAAACTCGTCACCTTTTATTGAAACGTTTGCAGGAACTCTTATAGGTAATTGTTCTTCATATATACCTGACTCAACATGAATAGTAATCTGTGTTGTCTTAACTTTGTTTCCAAATTCCACTTGCTCTGACACTGCGAACTCTTTAGGTTCCAATAAGAACATTTCCAGAGTGTCATTGGTTGCACCTTGGTCGACTTTTATAAGCAATCCTAATGCACCAGAAGTTTTACCACGTAAAACTTTTCCTGGCACTAAATCTTTATTACCTGTTACGTTTTGATCGACACTTCCATTACCGCCGTTAGCGATAGTAATTGTGTAAGTGCTTCCGTCTGTTTGTGATACATTGTAATTGTAATTGTTTATTATGTTAGTGATTACATCAAATTTAGCCGCCGCACTATCTTTAGCCGCTTGATCAACCGTACCTGCGAAAGTTGTGTCTTGTGCAATAACTTCTGGATAAATTTTATTTCCTAACGAACAACTCCATGTAATATTAGCAACCTGTACAATATCTCCAACCACTGCGCCGTGCGGTGATGATGTTGTGATGGTTACTATACCTGATGCGTTGTTGTAAGTCGCTGTTGAAATGTTTACCGTTGTGGAACCGACTGTCACCGTACCACCACTCACATAAGTGTGAACATAATCGTTTGCTCCCGTGAATATTGTGAATGTGTTTGCTCCAAATCCATCTGACAATACAGCAAATTTTCCTTGATACGAATTTGATGATGTTAATGTTGATTTATTTAAAACGTTTGCTGTAACAGTTTTTGCGTGGGCAATAGCCGCCAATGTTTCTGTTCTTTGTTGATTGATTGCTTTCAATCCACTGTTAGAACTGTAATATCTTTTTCCTGCCTGTATGGCATGAAAGTTTGCTGTCAATCCGTTTGATACGTCAGTGACTATTGAATCTTGTATTAAACCTAAATCTACTTTACATCTACTTACATTGTAAAAATATGTTGGGTATGTATTGTTTAGATAACCAATTACTTCATTGGTAATAAATTGTTTGTTAGCCGCCATACCCGCTCTCAATGCCGTTTGTGCCGCTGAGAATGAAGAGGTTACCGCCGCTGTGGAAATTGTTGAAGGTGTTGCGCCGCCGCCATAAGTTACAGTCTGTTGATATGGCCCTGGTTCAATCGGAGATGTTTCAATTAGTTGCTGTGCTCTTTCAGTCGCTTTTGCAATAGTTTTGTATGCGTAACTTAATGATCTACCGTATTTGTCTGCCGGTACACCTGACATTGAATCGTCACCGTTTGTGCTAACATATAAATTTTTGGTAGAAGCATAACTTGTATTATCGACATAATATTTTGTAGCCGCCTGTAAATCGTCTTGCGAGTTAGGAGTACCTGAACCTGCCAAGTCTCCTGGGTGGTCACTTAAGAATAAAGTGCCAGCCATCTTGTCACCTTGACGTCTTACTGCTGATTGTCTTTGAATTGCTTCTGTGCTTAGATAAAATCCATCTAGTGAACTGTCGTATTCATTGTCAACTATACTTTGTGTGCCTGTTCCACCACTTACTGTAATTTTAACTCTTGTGGCATCGTTATCATTTGTTGCTTCTGATTTAGTAGAGTGTAAACTAATATAGTTTGCATCAACGAATCTAATATAGTAAACTGCGTTGTCTGTTAAATTTGTTGCGGCTGTTCCTGTCGTTTTATATTTGAATGCTAAACCATTTGAAGCATTTGAAAATCCGTGTGTAGGAATATTCACATCTCCGTTTGCAAATTGTGTAATTGTTTTTGTGTAGGCTGTTGCGTTTGCTGGTTCTGGTCTAACTCTTATTTCACCTAGTGTACCTGTACCACCAGAACTTGCAAGATAATTTAAGTCTGCATAGCCTTTTGTGATTACAACATCATCTAAAGATATATTTGTTCCGTGTGTTGTATTGAAATCGTTTACTGCGTTTTGTGTTATACCTACGTTTGCAATCGCGTAACTATTTGCATTTAATGGCCCACCCAATCCTGGTGTTGTATCTGAAGCGACAGATGTTCCTGTTACTGATAATTGAATATTGTTTGGGTCGGAAGTTAAATCTACTGCTATACCTGTTCCAGTGATACCACGCATCGTGATTGCGTTGCCCGCCGAATTAGATACTGGAATTTTGTTTGCTCCTAATGTGCTAGGAGTATCACTTAATGAAGTAAAACTTATTTGTCCACCTTGACCAAATACTGCATACAGTTCTGTGAAGTTTTCATTTACCTTATTAAAGGCATCTCTGATACTATCACCCGTCCCGTCGTTTCCTTCAATACCAATGTTTACAAATTGTTTAGCCATTTATTTTTTCCAAATCGAACTGAATGCTTTCTCCACACCCACAGGCGCTTTTTGCGTTTGGATTTTTGATATCGAAATGAGAACCCCATACTTCATTAACAAAATCCAATTCAGTTCCTAATAGGTACATTACACTATGGCTGTCTACCACTAATCTACCGCCTTTGGTTTCAATCAGTTCGTCGTTGTCCTGCATTTCGTTCTGTTCTGCAAAACCCCAATCATAGGAAAAACCTGCACAGCCGCCGCCTTTTATGCCTAAACGCACTGCCCACTTATTATTGTTTGCACACAGTTCTTTGATCTTCTCTTCTGCTGTGTTAGTCAATGTCATTATTGGCATAATTTTTTGTCCTATTTCATTTGTATTTATGGAATTTTTACTAATGCTAATGTAAATAAGTATATGTTTAAAGGTGAAAAGCAAATAAAAACTGAATCAGTGCGTAAGAGTAAACTGGGTAAAAAGCACAAATGCACCCGTATAAAAACACTCTATATATTTCAGTGTGATAACTGTGGAAAAGATTTCGAAAGAGCCAAAGGAAAGATTGAAAAGAAACGTTTAACTAATTTTTATAAACACGTGTGTCACAAGTGCAATCCAAAGAAATTTGCTCAACAACAAGGTGTCAAACAAAGACAAGTTCTTAGAATGGACGCATCAAGCGACACACCTATAAGTTCACTTTAATTATTCTGATTTCCAAATAGTCCAAGCACCGTAGGCAATCGCTCCGTATGCCACTATACTTGCTATAGGTTTGAAAATTAAAAAGGCAATACCCGCACCAATAAGAATTGCTCCGTCAAGAGTAGTTCTTTCTTTGATCCTTGCATTGACCCATTTTTGTACTGAAGTTATCATTGTTTTTCCTCCTATGATAGTCTTTGATTAATTGAATCCCAATCTATAATTCTCATCATGCTTTCGACATATTTCTTTTTAGCATCTTTGGCAGGAATGTAATCCATAAAAGAATGTTCCCACATATCGATTGGCATCAATATATCTGTTTTGTAAGATTGGTTTGGAGTCTTTTTTATAGATCCATTTCGTGCCAAGTAAACCCAACCAGAACCTTGTATGCTCATAGCCATTCTTAACATTTCTTTTTTAAATGCATCAAATGTTTTATGATTCTTTTCAATTAGTTCTTTAATTGCACCACTTGGTTTATTAGATGGTGTTGGTTTACGTAACTGACTCCAAAACAAATTATGAAGTTTTGCTCCACCATAATTAAAATCAGGATCACCTTCTCCTTCGTTGTATCTTCTAACGTATGCTTTTGTTAAAACATTATAATGATAGTCTACATTATTTTTTGAAAGTACAGGAGATAGATCACCTAATTTGTAAGGTAGTTTTACTGCTTCAAGTTTTTGTTCGCGATTTTTCTTCGCCTCTGTTATTTGGTCGTATTTCATATGCTGTATTTATTTTTAAACTAATCCCAGTTCTTCAGCCTGAGTGTGTAATTGTTCTGCCGCTAAATTTTTGGCTTTTGCTTCGACTTGTATATCAAGATTTGGTAAGAAAGATAACGCCCATTCATTTACTGCACGATTGGGCAACATATCTGAGTGTGCCCGTAATTTTTGTTTCTTACAACCTTTATCCAAAAGTGTTTGCATATCATGAATGCCTTCATGCATTTTTCCTTC